AGTAAGGGTGGAATGACACCAATAAGCCTTAGCAGTCCCTCAGCAAATAAAGCAAGAACCACCCAACCGACGCACATACTAATGATACTAGCATTACGGTTGTGTCGTCGTATTGCTGCATCGATCATCTCCTGAACTTCAGTGCGAGATACATAATCGTCATCAAAAGGTTCCATCATTTCTCATCTCCAAGAAACTTCGCAAGAGGATCCCTCCGAGTCTTAACTATTTCAACTGCTCTCTTATAGAACATATTGTCCATGTTCCCAGAGGCTTCAAAAGTCTCCTTGATCTTCACCCAATTATCGTAGGTGTGCTGATCCATAAGGTTATGTTTGAATACTACTAGTTATGCTAGTGAGTATTTTCAAACCGTCAAGTTTGTGTTGGTTTCAAGAAAGTGTTTAAGAGAATATTAAATTACTATGGTTTAGGACCTAAAAGACTTTCATCCCAAATTTCTTTGAGTTCTGTTGTGACTTCATCAACGGTTGTTCCAGTTATTTCTGCTTCCGTAACAAGGTTTGTTGCGTCTCTGAGTGCTTGTTTCTGTGCAACAATAAAAGCAGTATCTCTACCAAGTTCTAATGCTCTTACAAAATCTACATCAAGTTTTTCAAGAAGAGGTTTTCTTACTTGACGCATTTTATCTTTTTGAATTTCTTTTGCTTTATCTACATTAATTTTAATCATTTTTTATACTCCTTTGCCCAATCTTCGTAATCAATACCATATCCATCAGGTTCTCCAAGTGCCTCATTATCAAATTCCCAAGCATCAAAAAAAGTACCATCAACGGGTATTTCGTTCTCATCAACAATCCAAAAAGGTTGTCCTGTTGGAGTATCTTTAATAGCAATTTCAAGAATAGTATAAGTTTCTAATGCCTCCAATGATGGGGTACAAATTGCAACTCCACCATTTTCATTTTCATGGAGAATATATTGTTTCATCGTATATTAAATGTTTTGAATATTTATGAGTATAAAATTAACGGAAAAAACTAACGTTAATCATATCATGATCCATAGCTGTTCCATTATATCCACCAATTAACCAACTGTTAGTATCTAATGGAAAACTGCTAGAACTTCTTGTTACTTGAGTTCCTTTTCTTTCGCTAAAAGCTGCGACATTTCTATCATCATTAGCATCACGATTTTGTGATGTAATAGATGCTGTGTAATCTGCGTCAGGCATTGCATTAGTAAAATTAATAATAAGTCTTCCTGTTGAACTTTTTGTTACTGAACTTACATTTCCACTAGCACGAATTGTACATGGAGATGCAGTTGTGCCATTAACATTTACCCAAGCACGACAAGCATAAGCCCTTGCTACTGAACCATATCCAGAGTTAAATGCAAAATTACCACTACTATCAAAGTTTGCTACATTAGTGCCGGACCTATTAATATTAAATGTTCCTGACGATGGATAATTCAACGAAACTGCTGTTGAACTTCCTGCTTGTAATGAAAGAACTTCCGATCCATTATAATGTAAATAAAAGTCTGCTCCAGATGCTCCATTTACAGTTAGAGTATTTCTAGATCCAGCAACAGTTGGAGTTGCTGTTCCTATACCCAAACGACCACTTGAATCTATACGAAGTCTTTCAGAACCTCCAACGGCAAATGTAATTGGATTACTAGTATCAGCGTGTAATGATAGTTTATCATATGAATAAATTAAACTTCCAGTTCCACTTACTCCACCATAGTTATAAGAAGATCCAGTTCTAGTTAATTGAAAATTTTTAGTTCCATCATAAACTCTCAATCCATTAGAACCACTACCCAAAGTGGTTTCATTGCCAACTAAAACGGAAAGTTTATTTATTGGATTATCGGTTCCTATACCAATATTACCACTTGAATCTATACGAACTGACTCAACATTATTAGTTCCCAGAGTCAACACATTAGTCGCAGGAGAACTGATAGATGCTCCTGTTCCTACATTTAATCCAGTAGAAGCGGCAAGAGGAGTTACCTTAACCGACCCTCCAGCAGTCGTTGAAGTAACTGTATCAGTTTGCCCGTTTATTTGAATACCCATTAGTCACAGAGACTTTTTGAGTATTTATATGAAGCGGAGAGGGTAGGATTCGAACCAACGGAAGCTTTCACTTCGGCAGTTTTCAAGACTGCTGCCTTAAACCACTCGGCCACCTCTCCAATATGATATAATATACAGTATCTATTTGTTTTTGTCAAGTGCTCATCAGACCATCGCAAAAAAGAATTGAGTTTGAAAGACTATTAAGAGAACTTGGATATAAAGATCGTCTTCCAGTTTACCCAAAAGAAAACAAACGATATCAACAGGTCAACTTCAACTGTGACTCTGGTGCGATGGCAATCTATACATTTATTATAATGTATCAGACCAAGAAGAGTTACTTATATCTTGAGTTCATCGACAACTATAACTGCCCAGATCTAAAAGATAGAATTCGAAAACTTGCTGAACGAATTTATTTTCACGAGAAGACCAGAGTTGCAGAAGTTGGATATGAAGTCAAGTATACCAAACAACCTGACGAGTTTTCTCTGGAAGAAAGAAAAAAGATATTCTACTACTTTATGAAGTATACCTACAAGAACTTGGAAGAAGGTATGGTCAAACTCTCTCCAAGACCTGGTGATGTGCTTGCAGCAAAACCACACGGACCAAAGATCAATGAAGGGTTCACAGAGTCTTCATTAGTTCTTGGAAAACATCAAAGGTCTTTAGTCGCTCGCAAGTTTGGTTTTGGTGAACTACAAGACGATGGTTTCCAGTACGCTCGCTATGATGAGAACTGCGTCTTAAGACCTATCTAATCTCAAAGTCTAAACGACGAACCTTACGCTGTCTTCTTGCTTCCTGAAAAGCAAGGTCTTCATTTGAGAGAACACCAGACTTGGACTTGTTCCCATAGGAGTTGAGCATGATGACCTGACCAAGGTCAAGTGCAGAAATAACTCCATTACGAATGGTCGCCATATTGGGACAACCACACGACACAGTTTTTCCAGAGATGCCTTCTAACTCCTTACCACAGGAGCGGCACCTGATTCTTAAGTTTTCCATTGTATTATAAGATAACTATTTTTCAGTAAATGAACGCAGCATCCAAACAAACTTACCGTGCGACTCCATCAAGTCTTGAACTAAGTTTGCTGTAGCATATGACTTTTGCTCTTCTGCTTCTTCTGAAACTTCTGCAAGAAGTTCAATCAGACTTCTATTATCATCATGTAGTTGACGAACCATTCCCATTGAATCAAGATCTTGTGCGCTATTTGATGCTTGGTCAACTCTGGAAACTTCTGTGGTTCTGGTCAGAGTGCTAAGTGGTTTGATATTCAAATATCTCATATGCTCAGAGATACGGTCAATTTCACCAAACATCGTTTCATACTGCTCACCTAAAAGAGTATGCACCTGCTGAAAATCAGGACCAACCACGTGCCAGTGATAAACCCAAGTTTTATGAAATAGAACAAAGAGTGATGCCTGAGCGTCACTTACGAGTTTGTATAACTTTTCCATTATACCAGACTTTTTAGGTATTTATAAAAGTGGGCAATATCGGATTCGAACCAATGACCGTCTGCGTGTAAAGCAGCTGCGCTACCGCTGCGCCAATCGCCCAAAAAATTAAAATTTGTTCATCATATATTCTACAGTATTTGCTACATCATTCATAGCATCCCGTAGATTTTCTCTTTGACCTGACTCTTGCCTAACAACTGGGCGATGGTCGTCTGTAAGAGTCCAGCGCCATTGTTTCATATCGGCGCAATACCACAGATTAATTTTCATTCTTCTGATATTCTAGTTTAACCCAGTTGATAAGAGCATTAAGTTCCATCATAAAGGCATCATTTAGTTGAACATCAGAAACACCAAGATCTTTAAATGCTTGCTCTCTACGGAGTGTATCATCACGATAATATACTAGTGCTTCAATAGCAAGTTGCCTATCACGCTGGGAAATAAGAGACATAAACCTCCTAACTCGTTATCTATAATACACTAAAAAGGGGGTCTTGTCAACCCCCTTATATATCACTTCTCGCCTAGACCGACCTGTTTAACTTTCAGGCGTGCTTTGTTGAGAATAGAACCAGACAGAGGCACATAACCCAAGTCATCAGCAAGACCCTGTGCCTTACCACTCAGGGCATAGTTCAGAGCATCACGGACTGCGGTTGCTCTACCATCGGCATAACCACTCTTATAGGCAAGAATCCAAGTCAGAGTAGAAATAGGATATGCCTTTGCTCCTGCGGGGTTGGGGTCTTCACCAGCGAGAGTCACAGGATCCAGTTTGATTCCATTCAGAGCTGCAGCACCAGTGACCGCAGAAGGTCCTACGAAGTTACCTGCTTTGTTCTGGAGAACTGCTGCTTGGAGTTTGTTGGGACGAACGAAACCAGTGTTCACATAACCGATAGCACCAGGAGTCTGTTTGATTTGTCCAGCAACACCTTCATTACCTTTTGCACCAACACCAGTGGGCCAGTTGATAGACTTACCAACACCAGGCTTCCACCCACCAAAAGCATCTAATGAGTTAGTAAAGGCATAAGTCGTTCCAGAACCATCAGAGCGATATACAACTCTTACTTGACCAGGAGCACATCCAAGTTCTTTCCAGTCTTTGATGTGACCAGAGAAGAGATGAACAACTTGCTTCTGGGTGAGTTTCAGTTTGCAACCAGACTTGTTATACGCAACTGCAATTGTGCCACCAATCATAGGGATCTGAACAACACCACGCTTGACCTTTGCTGCTTCTTTTGCCTTGATAGGTTCATCAGTCGCACCAAAGTCCACAGTTCCTGCAACGAACTGGCGAACACCAGCACCAGAACCAACAGACTGATAATTTACACGGTTTCCAGAGGCACCAGCATAGTCTTGAAACCATCTTTGATAGATTGGAGCAGGGAAAGAAGCACCTGCACCATTGATAGCAGGTCCAGCAAATGCAGCAGTAGGAGCAAGAGCAAGACCGATTGTAGCAATATGTTTGAGTTTCATTGTAGTTAAAGTTAAGAAGAAGTTAAGTAGGTCTAAACACTCAAAAACCACCCCGAAGGGTGGTTAGAGTGTGTATCAGAGATACTATCAGAAGGTGAACTTCGTCTGAATTACGCCACCCCAGTTATCCGAAGCATTCTTGAATGCTTGGTTATTGGTGACATAAAGCAGAGCAGGAGTCACGCTGATGTTGTCAGACACTTTGTAACGATAGAAGATCTCAAGCATCTGAGCCTTCTCAGAGAGTCCTTCTGCATTACCAGGTTGACCAAAAGCAATACCAGCAGCATTACCCTTAGCAAACACATCGCTCCACTGAGCACCAGCAAACCAAGTCTGGGAATCAGTTGCAGCACGGGGAGTTGCGGGACCACTCACAGTGTTCCAACCATAACCAGCGGAGACAGAAGGAACAATACCAGAGGTCTTGGGTTGCCAGTAGGCATTCAGAGCATAACCATTGGAGGTTTGGTTAGCAGCAAGAGTACCACTGTTACCAGCAACACCATTGTAGTTACGAACACGAGTTCCTTGAGTACCATAACGGTAACCGAAGGCAGCACCGAACTGAGGAGCACGATAACCGACTTGTGCAAGAGCATTCAGAGCACCTTGTTCATTGAATACACCAGTAGAAGAATCATTACCATTCTGAGCAACATAGTTCAGACCAGCAACGAATCCACCCTTCTTACCAGGTTGGACATACTGAGCACCAAAACCAGCACCAGTAGCCTTGTTATACACGCCAGGAGCACCAGCGTTAGCAAAGAAGTCCAGGATTTCCGAACGATAAACGGAAGGAATCCAGGTCATCTCAGTGTTACGAACCAGAGGACCAGCGGTAAGAGTTACACCCTTAGCAAGTGCAGGGAAGCTGTAGTACAGACGGTCAATTTGTACGGCGTTCGCATAGGTTTCTGCCTTGTCCAGTTTGAACAGAGACGAGGAAGAACCGAAAGGTTGTGAAGAGAAGTTGCCCGAACGCAGACGGGTCTTAAGTAGATCCTTACCAGTGAAGGAAGTATCAAAACTCAGGCGAGCATCATAGTTGAATGCAGCACCACCAACATTACTATTATTGGCAAGACGAGCACCAGCAACACTACCCAGAACAAAGTTCACTTCACCCTTGAGTTTGGTGGTAGTAGAGAACTGAGTTGCTTGGAGATTGCCAACTTGTTTCTCCAGTTTGGCAACACGACCACGAATTACTTGAAGTTCGTTGGAGAACTCATTAGCAAGACGCTGGAGTTCATCAGTAACTTCGGTAACACGATCAAGACAAGCATTCAGAAGTGCAGCTGCCTCAAAACGGGTCATAGATTTGCCACCAAGGTAGGTGCCGTTTTCATAACCAGCAACACAACCATATTTTTCAACAAGGTTGTTAAGTGCCTGATATGCCCAATCAGTGGGTTTCACATCAGAAAGTTGAGTGATACTTGTAACCTGCTCAGTAGAAGTGTATTGGTTGACTGCTGCCATATTAAGATCTGCGGCATTCGCAGCAACAGGAGCAACCATTCCCAGAGCAACAGGTGCAAGCATCAGTTGTTTGAGTTTCATAAAAAGTTGTTTTGAACTAAACGACAATTGAGGTTTTTAAATAAACCTCAGTATATAGAGGCGCTTAACCAATTCTTAAGAGATGATTAAGTTGACGGTATCATAGCATAACCGTATCAGATGTGTCAACTAAGAACAGGTTAAGACTTTTTAAGCGGAGTATCGGATTCGAACCGACGACGAACTGCTTGGAAGGCAGCCATTCTACCACTGAATTAACTCCGCAAATGGTGGGGATTTACCCAGCCTCAGGTTTCCCTTCACAGGCACGGAACCCCACGCACTTCACTTCACACGGACATTTGAAGTATATGACATAATGAGTATTATGTCAAGAGCCCCCGATCCGATTCGAACCGAGAATCTTCCGCTTACAAGGCGGATGCAGTAACCGTTATGCTACAAGGGCAAAACAGAGGAGGCCATCCCCCTGGCCTAAGAGAACTTAGGACTTAGAGCAATCAGGAAAGGTTATTTTCACCAATGGAGGACCTCAGAACTGATTGCTACTCCCCCTCCTGGATTCGAACCAGGGACCCTACGATTAACAGTCGTTTGCGCTACCGCTGCGCCAAGGGGGAATACTAACGGGGGTGTTGCCACCCCACTACTTTATTTGGAACTTACAAAGGAATTGATTTTATTAGCAAGTTCTTCTACTTGTTCATAAGTTGGAAAATCTGGATAATCCAGTTTCACCGTATTCTTAGAATTTTCATTCCAGCAACGGGCAGTATCATACTCGATACTAAACTTATCATTAGCAAAAGCATACGCTTGCTTAAAAATCTCAAACCGTAGTTCGTAAGGTGTCATTTTTTACTCCTGTGTGTTTGTGTGTAAGGAGAAGGAGAGCTCTTGGGCGAACCCGCAGGATCACTTCTCCAAGTTTGCTACGGCATTCTGGTTTATCTTTCCAGCGCAAGTAGCAACGACTCAGGAGGGACTTGAACCCCCGACCAACTGCTTAGAAGGCAGATGCTCTATCCAACTGAGCTACTGAGTCATTTGAACTCTCATATTATATCAGTCCTTGGGGCAGTCGTCAACCCAAGGGGCACAGATTCTCATTTCTCCACCAAGCAGTCTCTGTGCCTCACTGCCGTCTGGTGGTTTCTCCACATATTTAGGTTTCTTTATTGATTCATTGATAATGCGATCATATTCAGGTGTAACCTCATCAATCGCTCTATCAACATCACGTTTGATTCTTCTATTCAGTTTTTCAGGATCTTTAATAACAAACTCATTAAGAATAGTTTGTGGGAAATATTTTCTTTGAACTTCATCCAGTAAGTCCCAAAGTCCATCTTCGGATACTCCAGTGCATTGTGAGAGTGCTGCTATAAGAGAAGATAATACAATTCCTATTATAGCGTATTGTTTTATATCTGGTTTTTGTTTTCCAAATTTAAACATAAGAAAGGGGAGTTCTGCAGCACTCCCCTTATATATCAAACTTCTACCGTGATCAGTTTGGAAGCATACTCATGTGCATAAGATGTACGAGCACCATGATGCCCCCATCCGATCCAACTATACGCATAGTTCATGTAGCGATTAATTGACTTACCAGGAGTTTTCATCTTCCCCTCAATGTCTTGCCACTG